CAGGCGCAGCTATTAAAACCACAACAGTCGCGGTAACTGCTCAAACAGTGGCGCTTGGGGCTCTGAAAACAGCGATGTTGGCTGTGCCTTGGGTGGCGGCAGCGGCTGCGTTGGCGTATGTCGCAAAAGGTGCAATTGACGCACGTACAAAGATCAATGATTTAGAGGCAAGCCTGCGGGATACAACAGGAACCGGAGAAGCGTTAAAGCAGAAGATGAATGAAACCGCTGCTGAAATTGAGCGGCTTAAAGGTCAAGTCGAGGGCGCTGGTCCAAGTGCTGACTACCTGCGTAAAAAAATTGATTTATTGACCGCTTCTCTTAATAAAATGAAGGGCCGTTATGACATCGAGATTGTATTAAGCACTTACGGCGTAAATGTTGGCTCGCTTGAGGATGGGTTCTATGGCCCAGGCGGTGCTGCGCCAGTAGTCAAGGTGCCACAAACTCCAACTGGCGGCGGTGGCGGCGGTGGCGGTGGTGGCGGTGGAGGTGGTGCTACGCCAAGAGAAAGCGAGGTTCCAGCCTTAACACGAACCTATGACCTTTCCAAGAAATTATTAGAGATTGATCGTCAAATTCTTGAAGCCCAATTTGCAGAAAATAAACTAGCGGTTGAAACCTTAAAAATGAAGCGAATTGACGCAGAATTAAGAGGAAAGGTTGCAGATATTAACGCTGAGGAGATTCCCGATAACGAAAAAAAAATAAAGCAAGACCAGGCGCTTCTTGAGTTGAAAAGGCAATATATGGACCTTGAGTTTGAACAGCGTGAGATAGATAAACAACGGCAAGCTGCGATTGAAGCGGCATTCCTTCCATTGCAGCAGGAAACAGAATTATTAGAAGCAAAACTCCTTGGGTTAGGTAAAGAAGTCGCTTTAAGGCAGCAGGCGGCAAACATTGCGGCAGCAACGGATGGTGTTGAAGAAAAGCAAGTCGAAGCAATTCTGCGGAAAAATGAAGCCCTACGCGAGCAACTTAAAGCCCAAGAAGAGCTTGAAGCACAAGCTAAACAACTTGCTACCGCTATTTCTAGTGAAATTGGCGGGGCATTTAAGTCGATTATCAAAGGGACCAAAACCACGCAGGAAGCCTTCGCTGACATGTTCGAGGGTATTGCTGATCAATTCCTTGACATGGCGCTAAAGATTTTGCAAGACGCCATTACTCAGCAATTAATGAGTCTGTTTACCAGCCTTTTAAGTGGTAGTAGTGGGACGCCTATTTTGGGCAATAAGATTGGCCAGTTTGGTGGCGGGAATTTCGGCGGATTCTTTGCCAAGGGAGGGACGCTAGGCGCTGGGGAATGGGGAATCGCAGGCGAGGCAGGACCAGAAGTTGTTCGTGGCCCAGCTAGCATCAGTCCGATGGGCGCGGGAGGCAATACCGTGGTCAACATCACCGTCAATGGGAACGGAGGCGGTACAAGTTCTTCTAGCGGCAGTAACGCGACAGAAGCGGCGCGTTTAGGCAAACTGATCGAAAGGTCAACGCTCGCCATCATTAACCGTGAAAAACGGGCTGGCGGTATTCTTTCTTCTACGATGTAACTCATGCCTGTAAATTGCAACGTCATCTCCCTAGACAACCTCTGCGTTACACCGTCTGCGCAGAAACAAACAACGTTTCGGATCCTGCAACAGCAATACGCTGATGGATATGTGGCACGTCGCCAGGCGGGGCTTAATCCTGTCAGCTATACGTGGGGCGTTAGCACTCCGCCCATGAGGTTTGAGGACGCCTATGCCTTGGAACAAGAGCTAATTGCAAACGGCGCAGGTTTCTTCCTGTGGACGCCGCCTAATGAAGATGAGGCCCACGAATTTATCCTTGATCCTGTCCAATGGGATTGGAATTTTCAATCTGATGATTTGGCGAGCCTATCCTTCACGTTGAAGCGGTGGTATCAATAAATGACTGAAGGGCGCACATTCCGGTTTAACGAAGACCAACAAGGTCTAGCTGGCGGCGCAATTATTGAGTTGATTGCGATTGATACGCAATCGGGGGTTCAGCCAATCCCTGATGTTCCTTCAACCGGTCCAGATTGGGAGAACGGGAATGGCACCTGTTACGTCAACCAAGATACTAATGATTACGGATTTAGCGATGTCGTCAATAATGTGCCCGAATCAATCTGCGAAGATCCAACAGGAGCGGCGTTTGCTCCTGGCACCACCGATTGGGACGATGCCAATGTTGAACCTAGGGATCAAATCACAGGTGGTCGTCCTGTTGCTACGGGCTTTTTGTATTTCTGCAATTGGATAGAAACCGAGGGTAGGACGGTTAAATTTGGCGGTAATTCTTACGCGCCATTGCCTTACAAGGCTGAAGGTTTTCAAATAAGGAATGAAGGCGTACCACCCAATCCTTCTATTACCATCGCAAATATTGGCTTAGAGATGACGAGTCTCGTCAATTCATATGATGACTTATTAGGTTGCAGGTTAATCAGAAGACGAGTGCTTGCGCGTCATCTTGACGACGGTTCAGATCCTGATGTTGATGCACGATGGCCTGATGAAGTTTGGTTTATTCAGCAGAAAGCGGCTGAGTCAAAGCTAACTGTTACGTTCCAATTGTCGACACCATTTGACCTTGATGGTGTGACGTTACCTAGTCGCCGTGCTCTGCGCTATTCCTGCCCGTGGGTATATCGCGGTGAAGAATGCGGCTATACAGGCGGTCCAGTGGCGACCATTAAAGACCAGCCAACCAACAACCCTGCTGATGACAAATGTGGCAAACGTGTCGCTAGCTGTCGTTTACGTTATGGCGGGAGCAAAGATTTACCTTATGGCGGCTTCCCAGGATTGACTTTATGAATTGGCTTACAGTCGAGCAACGTCATGCAATTCGTGCTTGCGCTATTAAACAGCCAGACGAGGAGACATGTGGATTCATATTGACTGATGGCACCGTTGTCGCGGTAGAGAACGAAGCGCGGGATAAAGCAAATCAATTCATGATTGGTCCTGCTTGTTATGCCAAGCATGACGAAATGATCGCAGGCGTATGGCATAGCCATTTGGAATTGGCAGGATTTAGCCAATTGGATCAACAGGTAATTTCAGCCGATACTTTGCCTTGGGTGGTTTACTGTTTAGCGGATGACAGTTTTCATGAATGTGATCCACAGACTACGGCTCCATTTGAAGGGCGCCCGTTTGTCTTTGGCGTTTATGACTGTTACTCCCTTATCTCGGATTATTTAAAGGAGAAAGGGGTTGCGCTCCCACCGTGGCAAAGAGGCAATTGGGGTGAATGGAATACGCCCAGCTTCAGCCCATTCGACGACGAATGGAAAAACTTTGGCAAACCTGTCACCCGTGCGCCTTATCAAGCAGGCGACATGTTGCTTTTAAATCTTGGCGATTATCCCAGTCATACTGACCACGTTGGAGTTTTTATTAATCCAAAGCAGTTTTTGCACCATCCCTCTCAGGGCATTAGCCGCTTGCAAACATTCGGTGGCTATTGGAAACGTCGGCTAAACTGGATTATCAGACCGCACTCCTTGTGGAACAGCTGAAAACAATCAAGTTGTTAGGTGCTGCTGGTCGCAAGTTCGGGCGAACGTTTCAGCTTGCGGTTAAATCACCAGCTGAAGCCTTTCGTGCTTTATGCGTTCTTTGCCCTGGCTTAAGAGGATGGGTTTTAGCCCAGCATGAAAAAGGAGTTGCGTGGCGCGTCGTTACTGATGACGCAGGAGGACTCAAGGAAGATGAACTCAGCAGAGAGACAGGCCGGGAAATTATTATCTTTGCCCCGATAGTCAGAGGCGCGGGTGGTGACGGCGGCTTTTTTGGCTTCTTTGGCATCATCCTTGGTGTTGTATTAATTGCCGCAGCGTTTATCATCCCTGGCGTTGGTTTTGCTGTTGGTGCGCTTGGCGCTTCATTGGTTTTAGGGGGCGTTGCACAACTGCTAACGCCTACGCCAATATTGAAAAGGCAAGCAGAGACGGGTGAGGATGGCTCAGTGCAACTTGAATCAAACCTTTTTACCCGTGGCTCATCTAACGCTGCACAAGGCGAAGTGGTGCCTGTCTTGTACGGTCAACGCAGGATCCCAGCTCCGCGTCTTGTTAGTTTTGATCTGAGCATTCTCCCTTCTTCCCGTAGCATTAACACCAACAACGTCGGCCTTCTTGGCTACGTCAACAGGCAGGCTCTGTAATGAAATACATTCACGGGGCTGGTGGCGGCGGTCAGAAACAGCAACAGCAAGAAGAACCGCCAAAG